GCAGACGGTATCGTGCCGCCACGCTTCGAACATCCTGTAAACGGCTCCATCGAGGAGTTGGATGTGCCCGAGGCCATCGGTGAGTACTGCCCGGTGTTCGATTGGGATGCCCCAACCAAAGAAGCCTGGGAGGCCCTCCCGCCCTGGCACAAAGAGGTCATCAAGAAGGCCCTGAACTTTGGCGGCAGCCCTACTGAGAAACTGCTTAACGACAACCCGGACCTCGACAAAGATCCTGAGCAGGACCAGACAGACGGCAAACCGGCTGAGCCTAACGGCCAGAACGTGACCCCGGCTGACCTGGCGAACCAGAATGAGGATGTTCCGGTCTAACCCATAACCCATCCGGCCAACGAGGGTGAGCTAAGGGCAGGCGAAGCCGGATAAGCCTAAGCCCTTCCAAAGGAGTCCTATGCCTTATATCAAACAGAGCGCCAACAAAGACCACCAAAGAGTGATAGATGCTGGCGTAAAAGTGTACATCCCGGAAAACAACGAGCTAACCCTGGACCTTGATTCACCAGAGGAACTGGCCGAGTTCATACAGCGAAAAATAGACTTACATAAGCGGAACGACTGGTCCTTTGAAATATCTGCTATTATCGAGACCACTACGCCAGGCCACTACCATGCCTGTGTCCGGGTTAACGACCTTTTTGATCGGCCTGTTCCTCTATCCGACATCGAAAAGGTGGCATACCAACTGGCTCTTGGTAGCAGCTATAAACGTGAGATGTGGTCGCTGAAGCGTATTCAGGATCATACACCGGAACCTATTGCCCTGTTTCATGGCACCTTGGCCAACGGTTCTAAGTGGACTGAGTTGTTCCAGGAGTGTGAACGCTATGAATAGGAGTGTTATCATGACGCGAATATTTATGCGCCGCTGTACAAGGCGTTTCGACTACCAGGTCAGCCCGATAGACCTTGACACAGGTAACAGAACAGTTACGATTTATCTACGGGAGCACACCAATCGGATAGGAACAGATCTACCTATTCCTGGTACGTTCGTTAAACTACCTGGGTATATGGATCTGGGACCTGAACTGGTACTCGACTTGGTGAACACTTACTTTAAACAGGGGTATCACCTCCAACCATGGGAAAGGAACTACAATGTTTGAGCTACCCGCAGTAGCAGATGCGCCCCGGATACCTAATCGTATCGGCCTGATCGACGCGGATTGTGTCGGTTATTGGGCATCCGCCGGCTGCGACGACATGACCCGAGATGCCGCCCACAAGCGGGTGGTTGACCGAATGACCATGATCCAGGACCAGATACAGACAGACGACCTCAGGTGTTACCTCACCGGGGATAACAACTTCCGTGAACAAATCGCAACCTACCAGCGGTACAAGGGAAACCGCTACGACGCCAACGGCAACCGCATCAAGCCCCAGCCTAAATGGCTGAAGTCCTGTCGGAAGTACCTAATCAAACACTATGATGCCATCCTCTGCGACGGGCAAGAAGCCGACGATGCCCTCGCCATCGCTCAAGTGAAATGTAATGCGTCTCGGGATTGGCACAGCATCATCAGCAGCATCGACAAAGACCTGCGCATTGTTGCGGGCCTACACCATGATATGAACTCTGGGGTAATCATCGAGACCGACCGCCTCGGCGGCCTGGAGATCGACAAAAAGGGCAAGGTCCGGGGAACCGGCCTGGCGTTCTTCTATGCTCAGTGCCTCATGGGCGATAACGCAGACTGGATCAAGGGTCTGCCGAGGGTAACGCCCTGGATGAAGGAGACTTTCGATGGTATCAAGCGCCTTGGTGGCTGCGGTGAGAAAGCGGCGTATGCCGTCCTGGATGGAGCCAAGACCGAGGAGGAGATGTATGGTCGGGTTCTGGCCTGCTACGAGAGCTATTGGGACGGCGATCACTGGTATATCAACTGGCAGACTGGAGAAAAAATCTACCCAGAGCCTCGTGAGATGTTGATTGAGAACGCTCGGTTGCTGTGGCTGCAGCACTACGAAGGAGAATTATGGGACCCACCAGTACCCGTCTGAAGACCTTAGCCAAACGGCTATTCAATAAAGGCAAGAGAACAAAGCTCCCTAACGGTATCAGAATCAAGGCCGGGGATTTGAAGGAAGTCCGAGCGGCCCTGTTGCTGGAACAGGATTGGGTCTGCCCGCTGTGCGAGAGAGACCTGCACTATATCAAGGCCCAGCAGCGTTGCGTGGATCACGATCACTCAGCCACCGGCCCGACTGCCGGTAGCATCCGAGAGGTTTTGTGCTCTAACTGCAACGGCAACGAGGGCCGGATTCGTAACAGAGTCCTGTGCGCCAAGGGAGCCATGAACGAAATCGATTGGCTGGAAAACCTACTGAATTATTGGAAGAAACATCAAACCAGCCAAACAGGTCTCGTACATCATACCCATAAAACCCAAGAGGAGAAACGTCTCCTCAAGAATAAAAAGGCGCGGGCGTATAGACGCCGGAAGAAAGGATAAATGAATGCAAAGCGTATACAAAAACGAACTTGTCAAGATTACCAAGCATGCGGAAGCAAGTCGGCGCGAACTAAAGGCCGCCCTACCGAGGTTCGATGTTATGGCTGCTGCCACGCGCTACTGGCAGGACCTAACCGGCTTGTCTGCCAGTTGGTATTACGGCTACGGCTCGGTGACTATGTCGGTACAGCTCGGTGACCTGATGCCCAGCGGCCGGTATCCGACCCGCGAATACCATGTAGCACTGCTTGTTGAGTTTATTGATGAGCAGCTTATGGAGCGCGGAATGGATTTCGAGCTGGATTCCAGCTTTGACCGGAGGTCTCTGGATTTCCATTGGTATGAAACCGGCACAACTCGCGTTCATCTATACGCCTACCACGGTGGCAACTGTACCATCAAGCGGGTAGGTACCGAGACCATCGAGAGGCCTATCTACAAAATGGAGTGTAAATAATGGAGCCATTTGATGCACTGTGCTTTCGTGAGTTTCGGTGTGACTGCTGTGGCAAGGAGGTCTACCGGATGTTAGACGCGGACCAAGTAGCCATACTCTGCCGCAGATGTGGCGAGGTGGCGTTTCGCGTAGAAAACAAGGAGGATGAGTAAGATGCCTATTTATCAATACATTTGTAAAACCTGTGGCAATACCGAGGAGCGTATACGCAAGGTCAGTGAACGCCATATGCTGACCGTCTGCGTCGAATGCCTGGCACCCGTACAGCGGGTAATCAGCGCACCGGCAGCTATCAAAATCAACGGCTTCTCTGAAGCCAATGGGTACAGCAAAGGAAAGGAAGCCAATGAGCAGTAAACTCAAAGATGCAAAGATCCTTCTATGGGACCTGGAGACCCTACCGATCATGGCCTTTGTCTGGGGCATGTGGAAGCAGAACGTCAGGGGCCAGGCGATCCTGAAGGATAAGTCAATCATCTGTGGCAGTTACAAATGGCTGCATGAGCGTAAGGTCCATACCCTAAGCATCGGTGACGACGCTAAGGCATTCAAGAAAGACCCCTATAATGACCGAGTGGTCGTGGAGCGTATGATCCCTTTGCTCGAAGAAGCGGACTTCTGCGTAGCCCATAACGGCGATAAATTCGATTATCGCATCCTCAAGGCCCAGGGCATCATCCATGGACTGCCGGGTTTCCGGGCGCGGAAGGTGGATACCCTGAGCATGGCTAAGGCAGCGGGCCTGTTCCCGCGTGGAAACAAACTTGAAGACCTGGCAGAGGTTCTTGGGGTAGCCCGCAAGGGTAAGGTAAACTACGATTGGTGGAAACGAATTGCCTTAGACTCCTGCCCAGCGTCTCTCGCCAAGATGGTGAAATACTGTGAGCAGGACGTTAAGGTGCTGGAGGCTTTGTTCCTGAAGCTCCTGCCGCATGCCGAGAACGTCTTGCCTGATATCAACTTGCTTACAGGTGGTGACCGAGACTCAATTGCCTGTAATCGCTGCGGATCCGAGAAGATCTATAAACACGGTAAGTACATGAAGAACGTGCTGGTCTACCAGCGATACAAATGCCAGACCTGCGGCAGCACCTTCATCGGTCGTAAGGCCCTAAACGCAAAGAGAGGTTAGATATGAGTTTGACGGAAACCGCTAAAAACTTTGAACCTTTACTGGCTCCCAGAAATGGTTGTATTACCTGTAAATACAGGGCGCAGTCCAGCGATAAGGAACCCTGCTGTGACTGTAATGATACCTTCAATAAATTCGTACCTTTCGGCTCCAAGATTAGCCGTCCTATCAACGACCAAGACAGCCAGGCGGTTACGGTAAAGGACCCTGAGATAGGCACCACCGATCCCACTGGCAAGGCCGCCAATGAGCCTGGGGCCAAGCTGGATGCCGGTAAACCCAAGTGGTACCTATTGCCCTGGAAAGTCATTGAAGGTGTCGTCAAGATCATGACTTTCGGAGCAGCTAAGTATACTGAAAACGGCTGGAAGTCTGTGCCGCAGGCCAAAGAGCGCTACTTCAGCGCCATGCTGCGTCACAAGATGCTGATGGACAGCGGCGAGTACCTTGACCCTGAGTCCGGCCTACCGCATTGGGCACACTTTTGTTGCAATGCCATTTTCCTTGGCCACTTTTATAGGAAAGAGGACGATAAGTAGGTTTAAGTAAGTACATTGAGGGCTGTAAGTACCTGAATTTACAGCCCTCTATTTTTCCCTGCCTTTAAGAAAGAGTCTAAAAGAGGTGTATATAGTTAACCTATAGGTTAACCTAATAGGCTACTATATAGTTAAGCACTATCTTAAGGGTTAATAGGAGGCTACTATGCCATTACCACCTGGGTTAGAGCAAAAGATAGGGGCACAAGTTATGCAGAAAAAGGATGAGGTTATCAGACGGGAGTCTATGGCCTGTCCGCCTATTCAGCCCTTATTGATTCAACACCTAAAGCAACGCTTCCAGCCGGCCAGGAAGATCCGCCCGGACCATCCCCAGCTCCAGCAGCTCTTGATGGTACAGTACGGGGTCGAAAAGGTTATTGATTACCTCGAAGGGCAATACGACCGGCAATCCCTGGAAGCAAGAAAGGCTCGTGAGATATGAAATTAAAACAAATCAGGGACGAGGCCATAGTTAACGCGTGGCTGGAAGCCCATTTTTCCTTTCAGTGTCCGCCAAATATACCCGTGCATCTCCATGAAATCTACATCGATGGGACTTGCGTCGGGGCTGTGGCCACCGAGGATTATAGCCTGACAGGTATCCCGCACATATACATTGAGGAATATTACCGTACCTCCGAGATTCTGTCTAAGGTTCAGTGGCTATTTGAGCACGTCTACTGCCCGTTGATGAAAGCCAGGGGTATGTTCTGTCTAAGCACCAATTGTGATCAGAAGGACAACGGCACCCGGAACTTCCTAAGCCGCCTCGGCTTTAGCATCAAGGAGATATGCGTGGCAGAGTTCGTGCTCTAATATTAACAATTGTTAACATTGGAGGACCTTATGCCAATAGCTTCAGCTCGTATAGACGACGAAGGCCAACGGCCTCGGGCGATATACGACTACACCAGCGACGTAGATCGCTACGACTACAGCACCTACCAGATCGCCGGCACCTACCAGGACCCATATGTCCTTAGCCAACTTGCCAAGCAAGAGGCCCTTGAGCAGATGCCTGATGTCACCACGACAGATTGGGAAGGCGTCGAGCAGACTATCAGACCCCAGGGACCAGGCGTCACCCCGTACATGGGGCAGGCCGAAGATGACGGTCGATTGCACTACACCTGGACCGTAGACGTTGATGCCAGGTCTGAATTCCTGGAACAGGAAGCCAGTACCCTGCGGGACACCTTTGACGTGACCCAATACAACCGCCGCGCACAGGCTTTTGATTACGCTTACAACCCGTTCGGAGACTCCAGTGACGCTGCCATGGCCTTACAGGAATGGGAGGCTAACGTCTTCAGCCCAAATGAAGTCGCAGCCCAGCGAGAATACAACAGCCTGCGCTATGCCCAGCTCAGTGGCTCCGAGGACTTCGCCGCCGATCAGGTGGCTCAGTATAAGCTCTGGAGGTACGAGGACAGGTTAATACGCACCGGCCAGAGGGCAGAGGCCCTTGAGCAGGTTGGTGATGAGGAAGCAGCAGCCCAGCTCCGCGAGGCCGGCAGGATTGGCACAGGCGAGGAATGGGATGTCCTAAGCGATCCGACGCTTTCCACTACGATGCATGTTGGCGTTGGAGCTACAGGACCCGGAGCGGCTCAGGTACAACTTGGTCGTGGCCGTACCGAAGACCGCCGCGCCAGAGCAGCAGGCGCACGACAATTTGAACGAGAACAACTCTAAGGAGGCAACATGGCTACAGCAGTAGGAGCAGGCGTGATGACTTACGTTGGCGTTGCCGGCGCTGGTTATGCCGCTACGACAGCAGCAGCTCTGGCCGTAGTTGCCGCTGGGGCAACATACATTGCCGAGGAAGAACAGCAACGGCAAATGGAGCGTATGCAAAACCAACAACAAATCCAGCTCGGTCAGACCGGCACTCCGTTCGAGAAGACCAAAGCCCAGGAACGGGCAGACGTCGCTGAAATTGAAGTCGGGGAAGACGACAAGAAGACCAAGCGCAGGAAGGGCAAGGCTGCATTCAAAGTCGAATTGCAGGAGAAGGCAACCAAGAGGGCCGAGGCACAGGCTGCTCAGGGTGTCCAGGTAGCCCGACCTGAGGATCTCGGAGTACAGTTATAATGTCCATCATCGACGTCCCGGAAGCCGGGGCAATCAAACAACGGTTCTCTGAACTTGAGACGGTACGGAACAAGTACCGCGACCGGGCCAGAGAATACGCAAAGGTGACTATTCCATTCCTTGTGCCTGAGGTGGAAAACACCGATACTATTGAGTTCCAGAACGACTACAACACAGAGGGCGCGAAGCTCGTCTCGAACCTCGCTAACTCCTATGTCGAGACGCTATTCCCGGCAGGCCGTAGCTTCATCAAGCTGAACATGCCAGCAGAGGATTACGTAGCCCATGAACAAGAGGGCCGCAGTAAGACCGACATCGACAGCACGTTTGCTATTGTTGAGCGAGATTTTAGGACCCATTTCGACAGAGTGCAGAGCCGACCCACTATGCTTGAGGGGCTGCTACAACTGATCGTCACAGGTAACGTCTGCCTATACAAGGCACAAGACGGGATGCTTCAGTCCTACGCAATAGACGAGTACGTAGTCCTTAGATCCCTCGACGGGACCCTCCTGGAACTTATAACCGAGGACAAGAAATACATTGGTTCCCTTTCGCCTGAACTACGGGCAGAGGTTATTGCCGATATGCAGCTTGATGAGGACGACATCGAGACTGAGGTAACGCTTTATACGTATGTCCGCAGAGACCCCGAGAACCCAGACACCTGGTATGTTGACCAGGCGGTCGAGGCGACTCCTGTTGGTGAACAGAACACCTATTCAACTGAGAAGCTTCGCTGGATTCCGGTAATGTGGACCCGGACCCGCCGCGAGATGTATGGGCGCGGCCTGGTTGAGCAGCACTACGGCTCCCTTTGGACCTTGAGTATTCTGTCTGAGGCCCTGGCTGTTGGCTGCGTTACTCTTAGTGACATCAAATACCTCGTTAGACCTGGCTCAATGGTGGACATCAAGGAGCTGAACGAGTCTGCCAGCGGGACCTATCATTACGGCGATGTAGATGACATCAACGCAATCAGCACCGACCGAGCAAGAGACATGCAGCTTATTGAAGTCGTGCTGGAACGCTACAAGCGCCACCTGGCTGAAGTCTTCATGTTCCTTCCCGGCACCATGCGAGATGCAGAAAGGGTAACGGCCGAAGAAAATCGTTTACGGGCACGTTCCCTGGAACAAGCTCACGGTGGAGTTTACTCAAGCCTCGCCGTCACGATGCAGAAGCCTTACGCTCGTCTCCTCCTTGAGGAAATGAATGTCAAAGGTCTATCGGAGTCTGGTGTCAGCATTGATATCACCACCGGCATCGATGCTCTTAGTCGAGGCAATGAAAACGATAGAATCAACCATTGGTTCGCAGACCTCGCGGCGGCTAACAACATACCCCCGCACCTACAACCCTACTTCCGTAGCGAGGATTTCTTGAAGACCACCGCCTCCGGGCGTGACGTGGATCACAGCAAGCTCCTTAATACCGAGGAGGAAGTGCAGGCCCAGATGGCTGCCCAGCAGGAAGCCCAAGCACAGAACATCGCGGGTGAGGCTATGGTCAAGAACGCAGATGCACAAGACGTCGCCCAGGCGATGCAACGATAAACCAATAAGGGGTGAATTATGGCAGTTGGAAATCGATTCATGGATCCAGATACACAGGCAGCTATCGCCGCACAGAGCGGACAACCTGCTGACACCAACGATTCCGATACACCGCAGCCTCAGGAAAACGTCAAGGAGCAGGAGCCGGCACAACAAGAACCTGCTACCTCCGAGCCGTCTGGTGAGCACTCCCAGAAACAAGACAAGAGCGATGACGTAGACCTGAATATGGACAACCAGCCCGAGCCAGAGGACGTCGATACGACCCTCAAAAAAGCTGGGTTTGATCCAGAAGCTATCGGCAAGGAATTCGGTGAGAATGACGGCAAGCTTACCAGCGAGACCGAAAAGGCCCTGCGGGACAAGTTCGGTGATACCGCCGTTGACAACCATCTCAAGGACATGGCAGATGAATGGGCCACCACCAAGCCGGAGCGTGACAAAGCTGTGGCTGAGGCCAAGGCTAACGTTGACCAGATGAACACATACATCTATGAGACCCTGGCCAATGGTGACGCTGATAAGGGCAAGGAGAATCTCCAGACCCTATCTAAGTGGTGTCAGGATAACATGCCTAAAGATGAACTTGCAGCAATCAACACCCTCCTGCGCTCCGGTGACAAAACCGTAGTCAGGCAAGGGTTAACCCAGGCCGTTTCTGCCTGGAGGAAAGGAACAGAAAAGCCCATGATGTCTGGTGATGCACTTCCAACAAACCAAGAGAAAGCGGCCCAGAAATTAGAGCCGCTCAGCAAAGATCAATATATCAAGATTGTCGGTACTGAGAAATATAACACCGACTCCGAGTACGCCGCCAAGATCGACCAGCGGCGACGGGCGACGATGGCCACCGAGAGCTACATTACACCGGAGTTCTCTGCCTCGCGTCCGCCCATTCGCTAAACTTCGTATGTCTGGGGAGACATAACATTATAAGTATTTGAAAGGACCAAGTATTATGGCTGCACAAGACATTTCAGCTAATTTGACCCATCCGGCCCAGGCCAACCTTGCCGGTGCTCTCGACGCCTTGATGATCGAGAAATTTGACGGCCGTGTTCATTTCCATGAGCAGCGGGAATCCATCACCGACTCCGTCTTCGACTTCGTGCCCCTGGTAGGCACCGATACCATGAGCAACGCTGCTATGGGCGATCCTACGCTCCAGGCCGTGGTTCCTGGTGTTGAGCCTTTGGGCCATCAGCAGGAAGTAGGTTCTCAGATTGTCCAGGTGAAGACCCCGATCCTTGCCCGTGTGAACATTGCTATGCTGGCACAGGTCCAGGACCGCCTGAGCGTCAAGAGCCGTACCCCTCAGAATTTCGCCCGTAAGATCGCCAAGATCAAAGATGAGCTTCTGCTCCTCCAGTGCGCCAAGGCTGCTATGAAAGCGACCGGCGCCGGTGAAGTCTCTGATATGCCTGGTGGAACCAACCATGAGCTGGCCGCCGCCAACGATGAGACCGACGCCACCAAACTGGAAGCCGGTGTCATGGTTCTCGCGCAGACCTTGGCCGAGAAAGAGGTTGACCTGATGGACGGGAAACTGTATGTTGCGCCTGAGCAATATTTTACGTTGCTCAAGAACGACAAACTGACCTCTGCCGATTATTCCAAAGAGAACGGCAACTACGCCCAGGCCGCCGTAGCTGTGACTTCTGGTATGCCCATCGTGATGACCAACCGGTTATCCCAGGCTGCTGATGACGGAAGCGTCTCCGGCTCCAACGCCAACATCATGGGCGCTGCCTATATCACCACGGACGAAGAGTCTGATGTCGTTGGCCTGTTCGCCATGGCCGAGAGCATCATGGTTGCTCAGAGTATTCCTCTGACCTCTGATGTCTATTGGGATAAACGTCTCCTGTGCTGGTTCATCGATGCCTACCTGGCATTCGGTGCTGCGCCGGATCGTCCTGACTACACCGCTGTTTTGCGCAAGTATCGGGCATAATAGCTAATTCGTCACCCCTGTGCCCCACTGGTTAACCCCGGTGGGGCATTTTTAGTAAACAATTGTTAACACTGGAGGTCTAAATTGTCAACCGAATTAGATGCAGTCAACCTGCTGCTGGTGGCCAAGAATATCGTACCGATCATCGACCTCGACAGCGGCCACCCGGATGTACAGGCAGCAAGAGTCATGCTTGAGCGCCATAGCCGAGGCGTACAGAGCCAGAAATGGTGGTTTAACGTCGAGTCTGTCGACACAGTGACCCTGACCGAAGAAGGTTGGGCGCGTGTGCCTGGAAACGTCATCGGCTTAGACAGCGCCGGAACCCTCGTAATCATGGACGGTAAACTCTATGACACCGCCGAGAGAACCAATATCTTTACCGAGGCCATTGAGGATATAAAATACATCTACATGCGGGATTGGGTAAACCTTCCGCAGAACGCTTTCGACTATATCGTGGCCCTGGCTAAAGAGGAATTCATCCGGCCGCTGCGGGACCAGCTACTAACCCGCCAGGCCGAACGAGATATAGTCAGATTCCTGGGTCTGCTGCAGCAGCAGGACGCCAGAATGAAAGACACCAACGTCCAGACCGGCAACCCATTATTCACCAAATGGCAACAGAAAATGATCCAGAGGTAATCCTATGACAACTTACTCAGGACAGACTACACAGCTATTGCAGGGCGTGTCCCAGCAGGCCGAGAAGGATAGGGCCGAGGGCCAGATTGGCGAGCAAATCAACTGTGTATCTGATATCGTCCAGGGCTTGCGCCGCCGCCCCGGCACACAGGTACTAAAAGAGCTAAGCGGACTCGATTCTAACTTTACCATAAACGATAAAACAGCGGTCTATTCCTACGCACGTGGGGATGGGACTGAACAATATATTATGCTCCTCGATACAGTAGGACGAGTTAAGGTATTTGACGCTATAACGGGTTCGGGGAAAACTGTATCGTATAGCCAAGAATCTGCGAATAAGACGTACTTAACGGCAACAAACCCGCGACAGGACTTGAGATTCCATACGATTGCAGATACTACGTTTGTATTAAATACCACTAAGACAATTTTGAGTGGAAGTACTTTCAGTCCTACGGTTGAGAATGAAGCGATATGTTATTGTGTCCAGGCTAACTATGGGCACACCTACGAAATCAGGATTAATGGTATAGTTAGGGCACAATGCACGACTGCCGCAACGGTTACTGTCTCCAGCACTACACAGAACAAAGCAAACACTCTTAGCACAGTAGATATTATGAAAGCGTTGGTCGATGGTACTGGTACGTCTTTGATCACAGCAGTCTCAAACTTAACGACCACTCTACCGTCCTGGACTTTTACCAGAAAGTCGGATGTGCTCCATATCGACGCTCCGACCGGCTTTCAGATAGCTGCGGAAGACGGCAATCATGGCAACGATCTAAAGGCTATAACAAATTCGGTTAAGTCTTTTGAAGATCTACCCAAGTACGCACCAAAGCACTACCCCATTGAAATCAGTGGTACCGGCGACGAGGTCTTTGATAACTTCTGGGTAAAGTGGGAACCAGCCAGTGGCTCAGCTACATATTGGGATGGTGATGGGATCTGGCAGGAGTGTGTCGCACCGGGATATAAGTTAGATTTTGATGTAACGACGATGCCACTTACTATCGTTCGGCAGGGCGACGGTAGCTTTAACGTCGAGCAGGCCGCTTGGGTTGATCGTGCTGCGGGAGATGGTGTAACTAATCCGTTTCCATCCTTCGTTAATAACACAGCCAGGGATATAGGATCATTTCAGAATAGGCTATACATGATGTCTGGGGAAAATATCGTTATGACAAGGGCCTTTGATAAGCTCGCATGGTTCGCGGAATCAGCCGCCGCGCCTGCCGACGACGATCCTATCGATTCAGCCAGTTCTGACAACCAGGTAACAGACCTGCTGCATTCCCTGATATTTAACGGTTCCCTTATTGCCTTTAGCCACAAAAGCCAGTTCATACATCCGGCCGAGATTCCGGTTAAGCCAGCAGACTTCGCTGTATCCAGCAATACACAATTCGACGTTAGTCCGAGTGTTCGGCCCGTAGCTACTGGAAACAATATAGTGTTTCCGACGGAGTTCGGGGAGTACACTAACGTCTGGGAGTACAACCTAAACACCCTGACAGGCAACCCAGAATGCGAGAGTAACACCAAGCACGTACCGAAATACATAGCAGGTGATCCAATAGAGCTTGTTGCCAATACGACTACTGATTATGTATTCTTAAGAACCGATGGCAATGGTGGAAACGACATCTACGTAATGCAGTTCTACTACAAGAATAAAGAACGCCAACAGCTCGCCTGGCATAAATGGGAGTTTCCGAATGTCGATACGATCTATGGAATGACTTTGATCGGGCAGAAGCTCTTTCTTGTGCTTGAGCGGGATGAAAGCTACTTTCTCGAATTCATTGACCTCAGTTTACCAACAACCAATGAATCAGAGTTCGAGTATTTCTTAGACCATTCGGTAATCAGGACTGCCGTGGGAGGTTCCTGGGATCTTGGTGGGGAAACATGGACATCACGTATTGATAAACGTGATCTGGCTACTGGTGCTGATGTTTTCGTCCAGAGCACAGGATGTGCCAATGAGGGTTTTCTCGTCCAAAAATACTATTCAACAGAGGCCACTGATTGGGTCTATTTACAGGAACCGGCAGGGGTAGACGTGCTTATGGGGCACCGCTTCACATCGAGTGGAGAGATTACAAAACCATACGTTCGAGATCAGAATAACCGTCCGTATACCAAACCAACTATTATGGAGGACGTAACCTATTCCGTGGAGAATACAGGATTCCTAAAGTTTCTTGTTGATCACGCCGCTGGTGTAGACTATGAACAAGTATTCAATGGAATGAACCTTAACCATTGGCAATTCAAGATCGGGGTAGCCTCGTTGATAGACACAGACATCATCGTGCCTGTTCGAGATCACAGGGAGCTTGTTACCCTGCGCTTTGAATCCGATCACCATCTGGGTTTCAGCCTGATGTCCATGGATTGGCTGGTTGACATGCAGACCAGAGGAAGGAGAAGCAGATAATGGCCAATTATTGGGGCCTTATTGCCTCGGGTGTCTCCAGAGGCATCGGGATGTATCAGGAATACCAGGCCGCGAGGGACCAGCGCAAAGCCTACGAGCGCCAGCTCAAGATCAACAAACAGCTTGCTGCTGAGTCACTCGCCATCACTTACAACAGTATAAACGCAATGTCCGTTGAAGCCAAGATGAAGGCAGACAGAGCGTCCCTGGAAATCGCTATACGCGGCCGCCAGGCAGAGGGCCAACTTGTGGCGCAGGCAGCAGCCACCGGAGCAGCCGGTAAGCGAGTAGACCTTAGCCGTGCCGTCGCTGTCAAGGGTGGCACCGAGCGTGCTATGACCGCCCTGGAGATCGATGCAAAGCGTCAGCAAGACGCCTTGATTGCCCAGGCAGATGCCGCTGAGCGTCAGATGGTCCACCGGCTAATAAGCAACACGCCGGATCTCCCAGCACCCTGGGACCCGGCATCAAGCCTATTGGAAAATGCCGCAGGCTACCTACAAGACTATGGGCAATGGAAGCAACAACAGCGAACAGAGACCGGCGCTCAGTTTCTTCATAGAAGCGACAAACAACACTAAGGAGGTTTCATGGCTTTTGATATGATTAAGTTTGATCCGGGCAGAGCACCAGGGCAGCGCACAGCCGCCCAACGCCGCGCCCGGCAGGCCAGGGCCTTGCATAGTCTTGCTGACTCAGTCGGTCAGACCATACACCAGAGCAACCTGTCTGCTATCAGGGACAGCCAGATGGCGGCACAAAACGATATCCTACGCGGCCAGATCGACCCGGAGCGCGAGACCAATGACGCCAGCTATGCCGCTGTTGTCCTCCGTAATCGCATGGCCAAGGACTACGAGAGCCTGCACGCTGAGTTGGACAATCCCCAGAGCGCCCATTCTCAGCTTGATCCGGTTGAATATGAAAAGATGCTCCAGGATCGGAATCGCCAGTTCTATGAGACCAACGCCAAAGGCAAACACGCCAGCGGACTCTCTGAGCTGTACAGCCGCTATAACATGACGAACCAGCCCGGATTAGTCGCCAAGCAGGCGAAAGTTTATAAAGATAATATGAAGGTGAAACAAGGCGTGGCCGCTACAGAGGCCCTGTCTGGTTTACCGCAGTCGAAGGACCCCCAGGGATTCAACGCCAATACAGGTGCCTTGTTTACCGAGATGTTGCCGCCTGATCGCTTCAGCACCAACGAGCGCCGGAACATTGGGATGGCTGCCGCCCAGGCAGCGGCCGGCCGTGGTGACCGTAGGTTGCTCGACTATATGAAAACTAAGTACGATGCAACAGTCTTCGCACCGAACCAGGTAAACACCGCCGAGAATATGTATCGTAAGCACCAGCAGCGTACCCAGGACCAGGCATACGCAGAAGCCCGTATCGGCTATGAGAACCAGGCCCGAGATGGAATGTTCACCGACAAGCGCTGGGAGGCGCTAATGAGAGACCCGGAGGCAGTCCGCCGCTGGGGTGCCAGCACCATTAACCGCTGGCGCAACGAATCAGCACAGAACCACCGCAAAGAGGTTACCCTCGGTGATACAGTGTTCGCTATTCAAAGTAAGCGGCCTGTCGTTGGCGTCAAGCCTGAGATGTACCAGGCTGCTGATGACGCTGTGCTTGAGAACCTGATGCAGCAATACAACCAGAATCCGGCCGATGGCTGGAGCCACTACTGGAACCTCAGAACCCACCAGGGGGAGTTCATCAACAAACGTCTCAAGACCATGGCCCAAAGCTATATGAATGCTGGGCGGTGGACCAAGGAGGCCGTCAGGGACCCGAACTTTGAGTATGCCTTCACCGCTATGTCCATTGCCGAGGAACAACTCACAGAGAGTCAGTTCATTGACCAGTTCGGACAAGAGGCCGCTGACAACTTCAACATCCTACAGGACTATATTGAAGGAGCCGGTGGTGATTTCGAGAAAGCCCTTGAGGACTATCGAGAAGCCCAGAACCTCAGAAAAGACGTTGATATCAAGGCCCCTAAACTCACCCGCGACCAACAGATAGAGGTCGATTCTTATGTCGAGGAGTTGATCGAGGGTACGGCTGATGGTTCCGACCCAAACGTCAAGAACAAATGGGGCTGGATTCCGTTTGTTGAGGATACCAGGGGCGGCAACGCCATGTATACCTCGGAGCTAAAATCCGAATACAATCGAATCATTCACCGCAACGTCACAGACAAGGGCATGAGCGTGGAGCTGGCAGCCAAAACGGCCCAGCGTGAAATAGCTGCGAGATACCGCTGGTTCGGTAATGAGTGGCACAATACAGCCGGGGTCCCTATGTGGCAGGAGCTTGGCTTTGCCAGTCCTGTCAGCCAGAATGATATGCAGAAAGCCTTTGAGCTATTTGCTGATGAGGTTGGCCTTGATGCAGAGCAAGCCCACGTCCAGATGTCAGGTAATGATATCTGGGTTACGGATGAGAACGGCGAGCGCGTCGGTATGCCGGTCAGCAAAGGCACAATTGGCTCTCTGTGGATGGAGCATACCCGCCAGGAGCAGGAGGAGCGCAATGATGGTGATCTTGTGACTCGTAATGAGGCCACGGAAGCCGCTATGTATAAAAGTACCAGGCGACCAACCGATCCAATTCTTTCATCCGGCGTTACACTTCAGCAGTACCAAGAGGCCAGCGAAGAGCAGCGGCTCATTTGGCGTAACGAATTCTGGGATGAGCGCACCTCCTGGCGACGCAAACTAATGAAGCCTATCGTTGAGTTCTTTCAGCGTGCCCGCGAGACCCGTAAGGAGTTAGCGGAACACGGCCGGCTTCTCAAAGAACCGAATCCCCATGTCACTGACAAAGAGAAACGCCAGCAGATGATTCAGAAGCAACAAGCTGCACAGCAGCCAGCACCCGCTGATTCTCCTGTCGGAAAACAACTCAAGCGACATGAAGGTTTCCGAAGTAAACCGTATCGTGATACAGAAGGAATCCTGACCATCGGTTACGGCAGGAATCTTGAACATAACCCCCTAACTGAGGAAGAAGAAGCTGTCCTCGGGAAAAATAGGGACTTTAATAAGAATCCGTTGACGAAGGAAGAAGCGTCATATCTGTTTGAGCAGGATTTAGCAAGAGCTACGACTGATACCAACAATATGTACGCGGACATCTGGGACCAACTATCAGGACCTCGCCAGAACG